TTCCATTGCCTTTTTACCTTTTTTGTATATGTCATCATATACCGCTTCTGAAGACCAACCACTGTATTTGTAGTCTTGGAATATCTGTACGTCTTTAGGTTTCTCGCCGATGTTCTGATCCATCAATGTGTTGTTCACAATATAGTCACAAGCGATGTTATGTAATTGAGGTTCTCTGTCCTCTCTTCTTTTCATATGATCAAATACACAATGAAGTATTTCATGTGCAATAACGAATTCAATTTCTTTAGTAGTCATCTTGCTGAAGAATTGTGTGTTGTAGTATAAATGTCTACCATCAGTTGCGGCAGTTGGACACCAATCATCACACTCTTTAATGATTAGTCTTGTTGCCATGTTGCCAAAGAAAGGATGTCTTAAAAGCAATCCAACTCTTGCAACAATAATTTTATCTAATACTTCTGCTCTAAGACTTTCTAATTGTGCAGGAGTTAATTGTACTTCTTGTTCTGTTTGTTCTATTATGTCTGTTGTCATGTTCATAAATTCCTATTAGTGTAGGGCACCCTAAGATGCCCTACTCAACACCTTAGTTAGTACTCTGTGCGGCAGTAATATACTTGCCGTATTTTTCGTGGAACTCATCAAAGCATTTGACTGCATCAGGATCAATAGGTAATTGATACTGAGTTAATGCCATCTTGATACCCATAACAACAAGTTCTGTATCAAAATTGTCCATCATAAATCTAAGAAACTTGCTGACCTTGTCATTAAACTTCTTATCTTTTTTGTCATTTGCTTCTTTCAGTTCATAACATAGCGAAACCGTAAGGGAGTACATTGCTGATATTTCTTTCGATTTCATTTCTGTTATTTTGCCTTCCAATATTTCGGAAGGATTAGGTAGTTCTGATGCTACCTTTCTATGAGCCATGAACTTAACCGCAAGTCCTTCGCCCACTGCACCACTGACTAAATCAGTTACGGTGTTTTCATCTAAATCATCTGATAGCAATTCACTAACAAATGACCAAGATCTCGGAGTAGCAAATGACCTACTTGGTGACTTTGGATCAAAGTCATATAAGTCCTTTTTGCTAAAAGTCAAATATCCAACAACATCTTTGTGAATGTTGTTTTCAACTGCCCACTCAAACCAATCATCAAATTCTGGTTTCATTTCTAAGTGGATAAATCTATTAGCCAACGGAGCAGGCATTCTATAAACAACACCTTTGTCTGCCTCCCTGTTACCAGCCGCACAAATTAATACGTTATCTGGCAATTTGTATTGACCAACTTTTCTGTTTAGAATTAATTGATAAGCCGCCGCCTGTACACTAGGAGCCGCTGAATTCATTTCATCTAAAAACAAAACAATATTTTTGTGTTTCTTCGCTTCTGCTGATGTTGGCAGTTCCGAAGGTTGTGCCCAAACCATATTATTTTCTTTTGAGTTAAAGTAAGGGATACCTTTAATATCTGTAGGCTCCCATAAACTTAATCTAATATCAATCACGTGTGCATCGATATTCTTCGCAATTTGGTGAATCACTTCCGATTTACCTATACCAGGGCCACCCCAAACAAATATAGGTCTCTTAATCTTCAGTGCGTGTAATATAGACGCTTTTGCCTTATTTGGCGATAATTGCCTAGTGCTTAAAGCATCTGTTTCTGTAGTTTTTCTTCTTGGCATTTTGTACTCCGTTTTAAATTGTTGTTATAGTTTAATAATATATTCAAGTACCAAAAAAGTCAACCAGAAAGATTGGGCAAAAACGTCAATGATTATGCGGGTCATTTGCCCTGTGGATAACTATTCTTGGTTTTCTAGGCGAGATAGTGCTTTATTCAGACCGTATTTTCGTATATCTCCTGAAAATAACATCAATTCCATTGCTTTCTTTTCGTTGGTTACAATAACTCCATCGTCTGCTAGGTAGTATGGAGTGTCTAAATACTTGTCTAAAAATATGATAACTTGGGTGGTTAGGTTGAAATCATTCGGAAAAGGAACATCATATGTTTGCAACTCTAATTTTTCTTTGATGAATGTGATGCCATCATCTGTAAGCCTTAATCCACCGGTACCTTTTGACCTGCTATTCTTCCACCACATTGGCATATACTCTTTAAGAGTGTTTTCACCAATTGCTATATTGGCACTTTTTAGGAAGATTTTAGTGTAGGTTTCTTTCCAGTTCATTTTTCACTTACAGTTTCACCTTGGGTTAATTTAACCACCGTGAATTCTGTAGTGTTGAATAGTGTATTCAATTTCTTCGCTAGATTAAATGCGTGTCCAGGGTTTGAAAAACTAACCTTTTTGTATTTAGGTCCTGGGTAGTTGTTAAGCAAATTTGCACTTTTCAGATTGAACGGCTTGCCCTTATAGAACACTGCCCAAATTCCTTCAGCCGCTAGGATCTGTTCAGACTTGTAGTCTTTCTTATTTGTATACTCTAAAAGTACTGTTGGTTTAGGTCTACTCATAATTTGCTTATATATGAGTATTTATCGAATTTTAGGTTGTGTTATAGTTTACCGCCGTCTACTTGCACGTTTACAGTTTCTTCTTTGCCTGCTTCTTTCTGCTTATTATGGGTCATTAAAGCCTCATAATCCCCCGCTAGACGGGCCAGTACAGTGGCTAGGGTATATGTGATATGCTTGGCAGTATTGATGTCAATACGCACTTCTTTTTGGTTTCCTAGGTCGGCTCCTTTGACCTGTTCTATAAATCTCTGTAGACTGGCTGTGTTAAGTGGTTCTTTTGTTTGCATTTGCCAACTCCGTTTTCATTTCTAATATGGTTCTAAATGGTCCTTTATATGGATACCTTTCCAGCGTCAATAGTTTTGGACAGTAACTTCTTACCCATCCTTTTTCAAACTTGATTATGTAGTATCCTGCACAATATAAACTTTTGGACTTTTTGCTTTTGTTGAATAAAGGTAATTTACGTTTTACATCGAATACCATATTGTAAGGAACAAATTTGCTTGGGTAATCATACACATCATTTTTCTCTGATTCAACTGGGCCTGGTGCAGATAAACTTGTACCCCACATCCAGTCACCTGTAAAACTTTGTTCTAGTGCTGTGACAGTATCAAATATTCTAGTTCCTGATTCGCAACTGAACATATATCTTCTGTCTTCCTGTTTACATATTGTTCCTACTTTTTTGCCGTCTGATTCAAGTATCCAAAATCTATTCTCTAAAATAGGTTTTGCATATAATTTGTTTGTCATGCCATTACCTCTTCTTTTTTATATTTTGCGTTTAATGGTTCAGCATAACTTTGAGGATACTCTGCAATTCTTTGCAAGTCCCATTTGGCACAAAATTTTATTAATTTCAGACCTACTTGTTCTACATCTTTTGTTTTTGCATTTGCGACTGTTTCTTTTATAATTTCTTTTATTTCATCTGGCTGTGCAGATAAATCACATAGTGTTACGTTTCTAGTGTAATCATCTATCACTCTGTGTTCAAATCCTTCATGGTCTACCCAACGTTGCAACATCATATTGTTCCAACTATATCCTTTTGAATTTCTATCTTCGAATGCTTCTGTTAAACCTACTCTAGTTTTTGTTCCTTTTGTCCTTACTCCAGGAAAGGCTGAAAATACATTGTCAGCAGTATCGCCTCTCATACATTTTTCAAATAATAACCATTGTGGATTTGGAGCGGGTCTATCTTCTCCTGTTTTCTTATCTTTCACTCTGTTACCTTTATCATCAAAGTATCCTTGATGTGTAATTGTAACTTCTTGAACTCCGTTGTATTGTGCAACATTAGGAGCAATCAATTGGGCGAAATCTCCATCTGTGCTTATAATAAAGTGATTATCATTAGGATGTGCTTGTACCCAACCTGCAATTAAATCATCTGCTTCTAATTTAGGATTTTGTAGAACTGTGCAATTAGTTTTCTGATCTATGAAATCTTTGAAGTTGTCAAATGTTTCCCAAAACACTTCGTCCTCTTCGATCTCTTTTTCTGTTCTGGCATCTCTTACATTTTTTCTGTTTCTTTTGTAAGGCTCATAAAAGTCTTTACGCCAACTTCTACCTTCCAAACAAAATACAACGTGATCTCCTTTGAAGTCTTGCCATACTTTTCTAATGCTATTAAAGGTAACC